GTAACCAAAAATTAAAATATTATGTTTGTGGAGAATACGGCACAAAGCGAATGCGACCTCATTATCATTTAATAATATTTAATGCAGATAAAGAAAAAGTAGAATTAGCATGGACATTAGATAGGAGGCCTTTAGGACAGATTTACATTGGTGATGTAAATGAAGCAAGTATTGGATATACATTAAAATATATGACTAAAAAAGGTAAAATTCCAATACATCAGAATGATGATAGGCAAAAAGAATTCAGTCTAATGTCAAAAGGAATAGGAAGCAATTATTTAACAGAAAAAATGCTTAAATGGCATAAAAATAATATAGAAGAACGTATGTATTGTAATATAAAAGGAAACAAAAAAATAGCTATGCCCAGATATTACAAAGATAAAATCTATACAGATTTTGAAAAAATACGTATCAGTAACCATATAAAAGAAAAGTCAGAAGAAGAAGAAAATAAACTTATTAACCAATTAGGCGAAAATTATCCACAAATATTAGTGGAAAGACATATATATGCATTTAAAAAAATGCATAAAGAAGCCGAAAAAAACAGAAATTTATGATTAAACATTCAATGAATGCAAATACTTTTGCAAAAAATTATGAATTTAATACTTTACCAAGTATGACAGTCCCAGACCAAACAATGTCTATAAGAACAATTCTAGATAGACATTCAAGAGGATTACCAATTGATGGAATAAAAATACCTATTTACGACGGAGAAGAAAACGATCTTCCAGACTGGAGACGTTTAGATTTGGCAGAACGTCAAGAATTAGCTCATTTATATACAAATGAGATAAAAGACATTAAACAAAAATATAATAAAGTCGATAAAATCGACGAAAATAAAGACAATGTAAGAGTCAACGTAGTTGAATCAAACAGTGGTGAGCCAAAGGATGATTTTTAATCGTCCTTTGTGTCACCACAAACAAGGGGCAAAGCCCCGCGTAGCAACGTTAAAACACGTTTTAACAAAAAATTAGCACTAATACCCTTGATATATTAGTGCTAATTGACACTAAAGCCCTAAATTTACAATGTTAAGCAAAAAGGCAAAGCGTAGCGGAGCAAATAAGCGAAACATAAAAAAAGGGGCAAAGTGTCAAATTATAAACTATAAAAACTAAAAAAATGCCTATACCATTAGCATTAGGAGCAGCCGCAGTAACAGGCGGAACTCAATTAGCAAGTAACCTATTAAACATGTATAATACAAATAGGTTAAACAATAGACAACAAGCATTTAATCTACAAATGTATGATAGACAAAGAGCAGACGCATTAGCAGATTGGAATATGCAGAATGCATACAATAGCCCAAGTCAACAAATGCAAAGATTTAAAGAAGCAGGTTTAAATCCAAATCTTATATACGGACAGATGACTAATAGTCCAGTAATAAGAAGTACAGATATGAAAGCACCTGATTTTGTAGCACCTAAAATAGACACTAACATAGCAGCCAATGCTTTAATGAATTACTATAACATTAAAGGAACAGAAGCACAAATCAAACAACAAGAAGCATCAACTCAACTTATTCAACAACAAGCAATTGGAAAAAAGTTAGAAAATGAAAACTTACAGGATGCAAGTCCGTATTTACTAGAAGAAAAACTACAAACAAGTTTTTTAAGAGGAAAACAAGTACAAAGTTTAATTCAAGATATAGACAATAAACAGCAACTTAATCCGTTATTACGAGATAAGTTAAAACAAGACATACAAAGTATGGCACAAACACGTATGTGGCAAAATTTAACAACTCCTCAACAAATTGCTCTAACTAAAGCAACAGAAGCATTAATAAATGCTAAATTAGAAGGTCAAAATTTAGAAAACACATTTAAAAAGTATCAAAATAATTTACAAACTAATATGGGTATAAATTCCAATTTATTTGGAGATTTAATCAAAATAGGAGTAGGATCATTATTAAATAAATAAAAAAGCTAAATTATGGAAATCAAAATCTACTGCATCTTTTACAATGGGTATCCAATCATTAAAAATCAAACATTAGAAAATGCCCTTAAGTTATTAGAAAGAAGTGAGAAATTCAGAATTGGTATACAAATTAAAAACAATTAAAAACAAAATCTTATGAGAAAAAGGTTTAAGGGACGTCGAAGCTACGGACGTAAAAAAGGTGGCTACCGTAAAGTATCACGAACATATTATGTAAGTCGTGGAGGAATTAGATTATAAACAAAAAAACACATAAAAATGGCTAAAAACCTATTTAACTCGGTCAAAATGACCAAACCACAAAAAAATGTGTTTGATTTAACACATGATGTGAAATTATCAGCAAATATGGGAGAATTAACTCCAATATTAACTATGGAGTGTGTACCAGGAGACAAATTTAATTTATCATGTGAAAGTATGATAAGATTTGCACCTATGACTGCACCTGTTATGCATAGAATGGATGTAACTATGCATTATTTCTTTGTACCTAATCGTATATTATGGGATAATTGGGAACCATTTATAACAAATGCAAATAGTGGTATTGTACCACCTTTTATAAATTCCGATAATTTATATCCATCCCAAGTTTCAAACTTTCCTACTGCAAGAAGATTAGCAGATTATATGGGTGTACCACCACCTCCAAATGCTTCAACAATAACAGGTATTAGCGCATTACCATTTGCAGCTTATCAATGTATATATAATGAATATTACAGAGACCAAAACTTACAAACACCTGTTAATTATAAATTAACAGATGGAAATAACATTACTGGAGTACCTAGAGGAAACGAATTATTATCATTAAGAAATAGAGCATGGGAACATGACTATTTTACTGCATCATTACCATTTGCACAAAAAGGCCCAGCAGTAGATATTCCTTTAGGAAGTGTAAGTGGAGAAGCAGAAGTATTTGTAAATAACGCATCAGCAGGAACATTATTAGATGGTACACCGTATGACATTAATGTGGATAACAACACATCTTCTTTGCCAATTGGAGCAAATCAATTATTTGCATCAGCAGATAGTATGGAAGTTCAACCAACAACAATCAATGAATTACGTAGAGCATTTAGACTACAAGAATGGCTTGAGAAAAACGCAAGAGGCGGAACAAGATATATAGAAAATATTTTAGCTCATTTTGGAGTAAAATCATCAGACGCAAGATTACAAAGACCAGAATATATTACTGGAGTTAAATCACCAGTAGTAGTAAGCGAAGTATTACAAACTGGCCAAAGTGATACAACACCACAAGGTAACTTAGCTGGACATGGAATTAGTGTATCAAGTGGAAGAACAGGAAGTTATTACTGTGAAGAACATGGTTATATTATTGGCATTATGTCTGTAATGCCTAAAACTGCATATCAACAAGGAATACCACGTACATTCTTAAAAAATGACTCATTAGATTATTTTTGGCCATCATTTGCACATATTGGTGAACAAGAAGTACAAGTACAAGAATTATATGCATATACAAATAATAATCAAGATACATTTGGTTATGTTCCACGTTATGCAGAATATAAATATATGCCAAGTAGAGTTGCCGGTGATTTTAGAACAACATTAGATTATTGGCATTTGGGAAGAATATTTGCAAACGAACCAGCATTGAATTCTGACTTTATTCAATGTACACCGGAAGATACAAGTAGAATATTTGCAGTAGAAGATCCTGATACTCAAAAGTTATATTGTCATGTATTAAATAAAATTAAGGCAGTAAGACCAATGCCTAAATATGGTACACCTACATTCTAATGTCTACCAAATGTATAACGCCATTTCATGTTAAGGACAAATTTACTGGAGATTATATACCAGTGCCATGTTCAAAATGCCCCCCATGCAAAAAACGTCGTACAAGTGGATGGAGTTTTAGATTAGTAAAAGAGGGAGAGCGTTCGCTAAGTGCATTATTTGTAACATTAACATATAATACAGAAAAGGTACCAATAACAAAAAACGGCTTTATGAATTTAGATAAAGCAGACGTACAAAAATTTATGAAACGTCTTAGAAAGTTAAGTAACCAAAAATTAAAATATTATGTTTGTGGAGAATACGGCACAAAGCGAATGCGACCTCATTATCATTTAATAATATTTAATGCAGATAAAGAAAAAGTAGAATTAGCATGGACATTAGA